ATTGTGCTTTTGTTCCATTCAACATCTTTTGTAGTTTCTGTTGATTAGAACGATTTACTGCGTCATATACTTGTGTAATAGCAGAGGCTGTGAACAAGTCCACTTTCATAGAACCATCTTTGAATTTAATATTCTGGATCTGTTTTCTCTTTACAATATTCTTTAGAACATCTATATTGTCTTCTGCAAGGATAGATGCACGTTCCATAGTAGTCTCTTGGACTTTCTGTGCGAGTTTTGTTTTCATTACTTCTCTCTTTGCTTTCCGTTCCGACATTCTTTTGTAGAAGGTTCTTGCTTCTTTTGTTCTACCATCGTATGGGTTTTTCTTTTTCTTCTTAGGCATTCTCCAATGTACTGGATCATCACCAGTACCAGCAACAGCAGCACCTGATGCATTTGCTGGTGCATCCTCATCTACTTTTTTGAGGCCCAACATTGGATCGTCATAGAACCTTTTCATCATATCATCAAATTTTAGACTCATAATAGATCCCCTATATCTGCTTCCTTAATATCTTCAGTAGAAACAAATATCTTCTGTTTTGTTTTCTTGTGTATTACTGGAAACACATCAACACCCAGAATTGTATCTGCGGCTGGTGTATCTTCAAACACTTCTACTTCATCGCCCTCTAATGCATCTATCTCATCTTGTTCTTCACCAGATGTTACTACGTCTTGCACGAGAACATAAATTCCTTTTGACAACTTACCATTGTCAAGTGTTACTTCCTCAACGATAGTATCGTCAAGTTCCATGTCATTTTCTTGTAGATATTTAATGAACTCACGTTCAAACATCTTTTCATCCTCGACATGTTCTTTGAAGGTATCCTTTAAAAGAAACAATGCAGCTGCATATGTACCTAATCTTGTTCTGAGGCCAGGCACCTTCTGAAATATTTTCTTAATGTTAAATACCAATTTGTGTAGAATTGTATATGCATTCTTTTCAGATACTTTATACAATGTCTTATCAGTTCTGTTTCCATCTTTGTCAATGATGCCCATCTTAAATGCATCAGTTCTGTCAAACGGTGTTGTTAACAGTTTGATAAAACGGTAGGTAACAAATAAATCAATCGCTCTGCCCATTATAGTTTCTCTAATACCTTTTTAATATCTTGTATTTGTTCTACTTCTGGTATCTCACCCTGTGGTAACATATTTAAAAATACCATGAATGTTTTAAGAACACTCCATAATTCTGGTTCAATTTTAAACAACAACAAAGTAGAAGCTGCATCTGCACCAAAAACATTATTGATAACAATCATATGATTAAGTATAAGGCGTTCTTTTAGTTCACCTGTTTCGTTATACTTTCTCAATAAACGCTTAACATATTTAAAGCGTTTCATGTCATCATTGAATTCGATTTCACCTTCACATTGTGGATTATCATAATGTTTAATAGCAAACATCGTGATATTGTCTTTACTTAATTTTTCAAACATAATAACCTTGTCGTTTTAAACGATTTTGGCTCTGATAAAATGAGTTCCTGCTTGAGTTTTTTCGTGCATGATTTCAATTGATCTTCCACCTTCAACTTTGTGTGAAATGCCGTCATCGTCAATTTTTTCGTGATCGTCATCTTCTCCAAAACGTCCACCAAACTGTGACAATGGCATAGAAACTTTGCCACCTTCACCAAGATCAACATCACCAAAAGAAATAGATAAACGTCCAAGTTTTTCTCTAAGTTTATTCATAGCGTGTTCTGGAACTAGATACTCTATATTTCCCATTGCACCCAAGAATGAATTAATTCTTTCAACTGATTCTGGTTTAGCGAGGTCGTTAGTGAAGTCAGAACCGTCTACTGGATAACCACCATCGACTGCTTTTTCAGTCAAATGTTTTTTAAACGTCTTCATCTTCATTTTCCTCTTCTTCTAATTCTTCTTCCAGATCATCCCAACTTACTTCATCCTCGTCAACCAATGTAGCCTCTACTGGAGAGGCTACATCTTTATTTGGGTTGACTTCTAGGATTTCTTGAAGGGCTTCTGGTTTATTTTCAGGCATAGGTTTGCCGTTTGCACCATATCTGATAGCCATCAAATTACTCCTTAAGCGATTGTTGCGCCAACATTTGCAAGAAGTGTCCACTTACTGTTTGTAAAGATAAGTGTTACTGTATCATTTACGTCAGCAAAAGTAATCGTTGAACCATTTGCAAAGTTAGAAGGTGTTACAACAGAGTTACCACCATCAGCAATCATTGTGATGATTTTGATTTGTCCGTTAGAACCATCTGCAAGTCCAGATGAATGAGCACCACCAGCAGCTACAGTATTAATATGAGTAATAGATGTACCTGTTGTTGATGTTACGTCTGGGGCAGCAGAAGTGTTAGAAATTACCTGTGCAGCACCATCCAAACCAATCCAAGTTGGAATGTTTTGAACTGTGTCACGAACAGTAATCTTTTTATTGACAGGGTTTCCTGCTGGATCGTCAATAACGTGAAGTAGATCTTCGGCAGCAAGTCCTGTTCCTAGATCGTTTAGTGCTGTAATTTTTTTATCAGCCATTTGTTTTCTCCTTAATTGTTAAAACCCTCAACTCAGTGCAGTTTGCACTGCACTATCGTCTTGCGAGGGGATGCTACTGGCGGGATTCGCCTCACCTAATAGGTTTAGAAAAACGTCACATTGTTGCATTGCACCACTTAGTGCATTACCCTGTGCTGTCAACTGTACCTTCATATTATCTACGTTTTGCATTTGAGTTTGAACCTTTTCAAAATCTGTCTGCAATTGTTTCTTGTATTCTTCAATTTCACTGACACTTAGTGTCTTGCCATTCTTTTTCATTAATTACTCCATTATTATAGTATTATTTATGCGATTGCCGTTAGTGTTCCAGCGGCTGTACCAGCTGCGGCACTAATTGCTACCAACGAGTTCAATGTAGTTCCAGTGTCTTTTAGTGTACCACCAGCAAGTGCTACGTTCTGAGCAGCAATTGACAGTACGTCATCGGCAGCGACAGTTGAACCGCCTGCACCAATTGTACATCTAAATGTCAATCTGTTTGTACCAGTACCAGACTGATATGTTGCAGTCTTAGTTGCGGCAGAACCACTACCAGCTTGGTCATTAGTGATTACAATAGTTGGTGAACCTGTTACAGTTACCTTCTCGTTGTAAATTACACGAACATCAATGTTACCACCAGCACTTACGTCAAATGCTGTAGTTACAAAGTCTGTTGAAGTAATTGTAGCAGCACCAAGTCCGACAGTACTAGATGTACCACCAGCAAGTCCACCGATAGAACATAGAACTTCTTCGTTACCTTTACCGTTTAGCACTACCCAACCTCTATCAGTTGCGAATGCCTCTTTCTTTTGTGCAGCAGTAAGCCACTTTGGTTTGGACTCATCTGCTGTTACTGTTGTTCCCCATAGGGCCATAGTCTTTCTCCTTATTAAAGATTTTACTCTTCTATTTATCTAAATCCATATCTCTTCAATTGAGAAATGGTTTTTGTTGGACTCAGATGATGAATCCCAATACCACCTTTGGTTTCCCATTCAATTATATTCTTCTTATAATCATCAATCAGAATATTTGGTTTACCATCAGTCATGGCATATTTCTGTTTGTCTGCTCTCTGTACTAGAAGTACTTTACCAGTAGGTTTTGCATTTCGTGATAACCACTTTTTCTTGCCTGGCCTACTGTTCGCATCTCTATTTGAATATGCAGACAGAATGTTTGCTTGATACTTATTTATCAACTTCCACATTACCTGAGCGCCAGGCATCCAATCTAATGTTGCCCAGAAATCTTTCTTTCCAGTGATTGCATTCCAACGCTCATCTTTATCAGTTTTTGCAAATTCTAAACCAGTGAGTTTCTCATACCCACCAATGAAGTCACATAAAACCATATCCATATCACAGTAAATCTGTGGAAGCTCTGCTTCTTCAATGTTTGTGAGTTCCACAAGATATTTCATTGTTACACTTTATCCTTTGGTGTTACTTCAACTTTTGACATTTCTTTACCTGTCATAGTTTTACCATTTTTCTTTGGTTCTTCTTCTTCTTCAGATTTTGTTTTCACACCATCTTTCTCTGCAGCAGCTTCTGCCCACATACTAGAAATGTATTGTGCTGCTTTCATAGCAAGAGTTGTTTCTTCTTTTACTTCAACTTCTTCGTTTTCAGCTTTGTAGTTCTTGTCTACATAGTCGAAAAACTTTTTCTTTTCTTCATCAGATTTGAAGTCAGCAGGACTGCCAACTTTGAATTTTTTCAAAGCAGACTTAAAGAACTTTTCATATGCTTCTTTGTCTTCAACAGTCATCTCTTCTTTTTTGTCTTTTTTATTTTTTGGTTCTTTATAACCACTTGCAAATGCAGCTTTTCTTTGAGCGTCACTTGCAAATCCTTCGTCTTTCTTTGCAGTAGAAACCGACTCCACTGCACTTTCAAGACTACCTTCTTTAGTTTTTAGATACTTAGGCATCTGGTTTCTCCTGTGTGTTTAGTTTATTAATTGTTTCTGTTGCCTTTGCAATCTGCAACTGCAACTGTGCGATACGAGTTTTCTTCTTATCATCTCGTGATTGATCTACCGCCTTGGCAGAATCTGGTTTGTCCATTTTCTTTTCTGGTTCTTCTTTGATATCTACAGGCGATACTGCCATATCTCCGAAAGCCATTGTAACTTTTCCATCTCGTTTATATAGATATCTTTTTGCACTAGTAGGACTATCTTTTCTTGCCATAGTAATCTTTTCTACTGTACCTTTACGAACCATATTCTTAGACTTGACAATATACTCAATAAAATCTTTACCCTTCTCTAATGTAGAGTCGTGTTTGATTTTAACAGTAGAACCCTTCTTCAGTTTATCAAAGACTCTAAGCAACTTAGGATCGTTCATCTTCATACCTTCAATTAAAGCATCTGTAATTTCAACTTCTTCAGCCATACCCATCTCTAGAGGTCTACCTATCATCTTTGATGCTCTGTTAGTTGCAATACCACGTTTTAGTTTGACAACCTTACCTTTTTCTTTTCTAAGGTTATTTTTTGATAAACTAATTGCATCTTTTTCATCAGATGCAAATGCAAGAACATCTCCACTTTTAACTGATACGACAGCAAACTTATTAGTAATTTCATCAAGTTCAACTTCTTCACTCATTTTAATAACTGCATCAACAAGTTTAGTTGCTTCTTTCTTTGAAACTTTCAAACCTTTCATCACAAACTCAATACCTTGTTCCCTATTCTTAGATGGGCCCATAAGGTCTTGTGCTTTTATCAGAAGATCTTTCATTTTACCTTCTTCAAGATTTTCATTTGCCTTTCGTAAAGCAGCTTCAACCTCTGGATATTTTGATAATCCATCTCTAATTTTTTCAATAGCCTTAACTGCACCTGTCATATTACCACCCTTATAACGAGGGTCATTTGCAATACCGATTGCCATTTTAACTTCTTTAGAAGAAGGTCTTCTTGACATAAACTTTTCATCAACTTCAACTTCTTCAGACTTTCCTTTATGTTGTTTCCACAAGTCTGCATCACCAGTAGTTCTTGTCTTACCACCAGAAATAAAAGAGTTAACTCTTGCATGGGCCCACTGTACAGGCGTTGTGCCTGGCCGATGTCCACCCTTCCATGCGGCAACACCTCTATCGAATACCTTCTTCAATATACCCAGTGAAATACCAGAAGCGTCTGCCTTCTTTTTTAAAGACTTATCTGCATCCTCATCAAGTTCAATACTTTTTACCAATTCTTGAAAAACACTCTCATCCATTCTAAGTTCTTTTCTTAATTTTTCTATTTCTTTTTTGAACTTATCTTGTTTTGGTGAACCAGAAGGTAATTTCATTGCTCTTGTATAAAGAACTGCAAGAGTTTTCATTCTAGCTACGTCTTTTGGGTCAATATCTAATGCTTGTGACATTGTTGCTTCATCAAGTTCAACTTCTTCTTTGTACATATTTAACTCAAATTTCTTATCATCAAGATTTGCAACTTGTACTTGGATTGCACCACCTTTACCCTTTAGTCTATAACTATTAGTTTTACCTTTAGATGGTTTTTTAGGGCCTGTTGCAACTTTGTCATCAATCTCTTTTGGATCAATTGTAATACCATGAAGTTTCTTTGCCATCGCATATGCGTGTTGCATTGCAGATGAAAAATCTTTGTGGTAGAGGTCATACTTTGCCTCATCAAGTTCAACTTCTTCAACAACACAAGTGCATACTTCGTTTCCACAATCGTCACATGGTGCATATAGAGTTCTCATCTCTATCAGAATATCTTTCATAGTTCTTGAATATCTAGTCATTTGTTTCTTCCCAAATTTTTACGACAAGTTGCCCTGTTCCTTTTATTATTCTATGATACTCCATTTTGGGTATCTTGTAAATCTTTCCTTTTACTAATTCTTCTGGTAACTTATTATCTAATTGTATCTTCCAATCGTCACCATCTAGAACTGTAACTTCTCTAGTATGTCTATCTCTGTGCCATACCAGTTCTTCACTTTCTATATCATCTTCAAACTGTCTGATAATAACTCCCTTATCATAAGTTTGAGTATAAGGTTTTACCAAAAGAAATTGCCCCCACCACTCAAACCAAGTTGTTTTGCGTATCTTGGAAGATTACAACTCCAATATCCTGCCTTGGTTCTATCTGTTTGTTGGTCACAATTATGTCTTGCAGCAAAACTCTTTCGTGCTTCTTTATCACTTAACTTAACTTTCAGTCCACTTGTATCACCAAATGTAACCTTCTTGACATTACCTGTCTTTGGATCTTTTACATATACATAGTATTTCTTTGGCCCACCGACTTTAGGTTTATTTAATTCTACATCTTTTTCTTCAAACATCATAGGACAATCTAATGCAACATGCTGTCCTTGATACATATCAAACCTACCTAAGTCACCTTCCATAAGTTGTTTATCAAATCCTACTGGTTCATAAACACCAACTTGATATGCATCTCTTTTCTCTTGAAAGAATTCAAAATATTTTTCTGAACCCACACGATAAATGTTAGACTCAATCAAACTTGAGGTTTCACATTCATTACAGCAATCAGGTGTACCACAATTGGTATGTTCTGAAAACTTAATTACTTTCTGTCCTGGCGTCATATCTTGATGTAACTCCCTTTGAGCATCTGTTCCAATTTCACGAGAATCTTCTGTATCAGGTGCTTTTTCTTTATACAAATCAGGGAACATCTTTTTCATTTTATTTGTGTACTTTGATGGTTTAGTTTTTGCAGACTTATCGCCTGGCGCTGGTTTGTATGCACTGTCATCACTGTCATCTTTTGCAGAACCTTTTGCAAAATGTCTTGCACGAGCCTGTTTGGTAGACTTTGCCATCTTATCACCCTCAGCATCTTTTGCATAATACTTTGCTGGTTGTGTACCTTTTCTTTTCCCAATATCTTTATCTTCTTTTTCTACAACAAACTCTTCTTTTGGAACACAGTTCGGCACCATCTTACCGTTCTTCTTTTTCATTCCAACTTGTTTGTGAGTATCCCAACAAGGGTTCTCTTCTGTGAGTTTAGGATGAGCTTTTGTAAATGCATTACCAAGTTCTTTACCATCAATACCTGTAAGTGTTCTTGCAATTTGTTGTGCGTAATAACTAATACCGTGTTTTAGTTTTCCACCTGATTCTTTATGTTTTCTATCAATAACAGATTTCATAATTTCAACTGCTCTATCATAACCTTTTTTCTTTGTAGTTTTGGCCATGACATGTTTGATAAGTTGTCCAGTTGTCATCTCTTGGATTTCATACAACCACTTCTTATGTGTATCTCCATTTTCTTCTGCAAAGGTAACATAGTTTGTTCCTCTACGAACAATCTTTCCACACACACCAGAATATGAATCAGTGACTTCTTCACCAATGGTTAGTATCTCACCACGAATATATAAATCTCTGAAGATTTCTTCTTCAGTTATAGTATCTTCCACTGGAATAAATGACTCACGAATACCCATGTATCTACGAACATCTTTGAATAAAGTCATTCCTTGTTTAAAATTTGTTGGTAATCCAAGTTTGAACTGGTCAAAATCATTTGCAGATGCAGCAGCTCTCATCTTTGACGCAGACATTCCAGTAACACCTTCTGCATCTGGATCACGTTCACCAGCAGATATAACTTCGATATTGTCAAAACCATAATAACCATGTCTTGCTTCAACACCATTATACTTGTTTAATAGACCTTCAAACTCTGCAACTCTATCAGAACCAGCAACCATGACAATTGATTTGTGTCCTTTGTTATAAAGGATCATTGCAATCTCAAATACATTTCTTGCTTTTGATACTAGAAGATTTCTTGAATGTTTTGGGAACATCTTTTTCATGTATGCAATTTTCTTAGAATACGGTAATGGGTCTTTCTTTGGGTTTTCAGAATGTGATGCAAAAATATAATATGGGGCGCCAGCATTTTTCTTTGCAACTGCCGCTGTTTTGTCTAAAAGTTTTTCATGTCCTATCGTTGGTGGGTTAAATCTACCGAATGTAAATACGGCAGTGTCACCACGAGCTTCGATGATGTCTTTAAATGTTTTCATTCTTTAGCACCCTGTTTCGCTTTTTGCAGTCTTTCTATTTCTGACTTTTTTACTTTCGGTAATAATTTTGTAGCAATCTTTTTAAGTGCAGCACCTTTTTTCGCTAAAATCTTATTATCAATCATTTGTCTTTGTACAAGAGGCAAGTTTGCATATGCATTTGCATCTAGACCAGTAAACTTCTTAATGATTAAAAACTTTGCAGCTTTGTTCGCTCTCTGTTTAAGTTTTGAATCACTTGCCTTTTTTAGTTTAGCTCTTGCAATCTTTGCTTTGACAGCAGAACTTTTCATCATTCGTGACATTCTCATTCCAATTTTTTTTCTGTCAAAAGTGCTCATAGCCTTTCTTTCAGAAAGTTCAAAAAGTAATTCATCGAATGTCTTCATTTATCCCATGCCTTTATCGCAGTAAAGTTATTAAAACTGAATTCCATTCTATCAACTAATTTAACTGCATTACCAGAAATTCTATCAATTGCAACATATCCTTCTGGGTTTACAACTTTGAACCCATTTGCAGTTTTAATAAAAGTTCCAATACTCTTTACTGTATTTAGTTTCTTTACCACACCCATTTTCGCTTCTACGATGTGATTTTGGAATGTAATCATATTACTCAAATTTACTGTATGTTTCTTTAGTTCACGAACTATTTCTTTTTTCTTATTCTCTACTTCCTTTTTCTTAACAGGAGTTTTTAGTTTGTCAACCTTTTTATCAAATACACTTTCTACCCAAGGAATGTAACCTTGTGCATGTTTCTTTGGATTAGTAACCTTCTGTCCTTTTCTTACAAGACTATTATTATATGTCTTGAGAGATGCACCAGAAAAATCACCAGTAAAACTATTTTGAATAGTTAAAAACTGATCTAATAATCCAGAGTTAATTTTTTGAAAGGTAGAACCAGCCATAGATAAATGTTTCGTAACCACTTCTGTTTCTTTTGCAGTCATTGTTGCAGAACCAGATGTGTCTTTGTATGTTGCATCATCCATCCAAACTGTAGATGGATTGTTAAGTCCTTTTATATTTGCACCAAATGATGCTTTCATATCTTGTAGTTCGTCACCTTTGTATGTTGTGTGCCATACAACACCAATCTTGGCGTTTTTAATCTTTCTACCTAAGTCCGAATTTACATCTACAGCATATACAATAGTATTCGGTTGGAATGTGTAATACTTCTTTCCTTCTATATCTGTGGTATCTACATCACCATCAGTAAACATCAAGTCTCCTTGAAGTACATCTGTAATACCTAACTTAGAAAACTCTGCAAGCGCAACTTTAAATTTACTATTCAATGCACCAGATAATTTATCTGCGTCTATCTCTGCATTTGACTTATAGAGTTTTGGTTCGATGTTAAAAACAGATTTCTTTGCAACAAAGAACCTACCATCTTTTGGGTCAACACCAGCAAATATTGCAGGCGCACCATCCCACTTGACAGTCATGTTTACAGAACTACGACTTGAACCAGCCAACATGTCACGCAAAGAACGAACAAAGTTGATTGCAGCTCGTCCACCAGA